AAGGTCTGCCGGTATAGATTTCAGTATTGAGTTAAAAGGTTCGGGGTCTTTAACGCAAGAACCTGAGTGGGCAGACCTTGTCAGGGCATGCGGTTTTGCGGTTAATGCTTTAAAGAAGATCGCAATCGGTGCGATTACTGGCGGACCTTATCAGCACGGCGAGATTGTTACTGGTGACACTTCAGGAGCAACCGGCAGAGTTGTTGTTGAGACGGCTACTGGTGCTTCCATTCTTTACTTCGTACCTGTAACAGGAACGCTTGAGAGTGGTGATTTATTGAATGGCGGGACATCAGGAGCAACATCAACAGCCTTGGGAGATCCTGCGGATTCAGGTTATGAGTTAAAGCCTATCAGCAGTTCGATTCTCTCTTTGACTATGGGACTATTTGAAGATGGCGTACGCAAAGTCATTAAAGGTTGCCGAGGAACAGTTAAGTTTAATTTCAAGATCGGCGAACCGGCGATGCTTGATTTCAGCTTTAAAGGTGTTGAATCCGGGGTTGCGGATGTGCCTATGCTTTCGGGTGTAACTTTTGACGCAACGGTACCGCCTGTTCTTTTAAACGCCACTATGGCATGTGACGGTGTTTCGCTCAATGTCGGCGAGGTTGAGATTGATGTTGCGAATACTCTTGCCTCAAAAGATAAGATCGACGATGCCAAAGGCATTTTGTCTTACATGATTACAGGGCGTGACATGCAGGGAACGTTTAATCCCGAAATGGTGCCTGTAGCAACGCATGACTTCTTCACGAAGTGGTTTAACAACACGCCCATGGTTCTTGACCTTGCTTACGGAGAAACTGATGGCAATAAATTCAGGTTTTATGCTCCTAGCATTGTATACAACAAGGTTGATGATGGTGATCGTGATGGGATCCAACTTGCTCAGACTTCATTTGATTTAACAGGATCTATGGAACCCGGCGATGATGAACTAGCAATATTACTAATCTAAACAGGAGGTATTTTATGCTTACAGGTATTGATATTAATTCGACAAGACAACATATTTCAAAACTCGATCCGGACAAAAATAATCCGACAGTATTTCATATTGGGCTACTCGACCCAGTATTGCGTGCGGAAGTCGATGATGAGAGCAGTTCTTATGAGATGAGTTCAACAAACCCGAACGATAAAGCTAAGGTCAGGCTTAATTGGAATAAGCGTCAGATCATGGCGATTAAGTTTGGGATTAAGGGCATGGATAATTTCCTCGATCCGCAGACCAGAAAGCCTATGGAGCTGAAGTTCGAGACAATTCATTACGCTGGCAAAATGCGGGATGTCGTTCCCGATAGGATTATTGCCATGTTTCCGAATGAACTCAGGACAGAATTGTCCGAAGTCATTTTGAACGAATCAAGACTTTCGGAGGATGAACAAAAAAACTGATACTGGCGGTTCATTTGGGTGACCTCACCGTGAACTGCCATAGCTGTTTAGGCGGGAGAAAGATTAAATGTGAATATGAAGTGCCGGGTCAGGAGATCTGGGAGCTTAACGGTCAGCAGTATAGAGGATGCCCTTTCAAAATCGTCAAACGTCAGTCGGCGAATTTTCTAAGGGCATTTCAGTTTTATAAGCAAGGTTATCTTCCCAACGCAGGCACTTGGCTGGATCAACCGGCAAAATTGATTGATGCATTCGAGGTCATTGAGAAGGCGCTTCAATCGTTAGAGTTTGAGCGTGAAAAAAGAAGGAATCGGTTTAAGCGATGACAAATAAACAGTTATCCATAATTTTAAAGTTAAAAGACGAAGCCTCAAAACGTCTTGAAGGTGTTCGAGGTAATTTGCAGAGGTTCGCAAATTCTTGGAAGAAGAACTGGCTTGCGATCACTGCCTCAGTTACAGCGGCTATCATGGCTCTACGCAAAGCGTGGGAGCTTATGGAGCTTGGTGCAAAAGTTGAGCAACAGAAGATGGCTTTTGAGAATCTTGCGTCTTCGCTCGGGATGAGTTCGAGCAAAATTATCAGCGATCTACGCAAGATGTCCGGTGAGACGATGTCTACCGCACAGATCATGGAAAAAGCCTCACAGGCAATGATCTTAGGTCTTGATCCTACTAAACTTGCCAAGATGATGGAAATATCTCGTGCCTCGGCACGTGCATTCGGGAAAGATGTCGGATACATGTTTGAGAGTATTGCTATCGGTGTTGGTCGTCAGTCAAAACTAATTCTAGATAATTTAGGGATTATCGTTAGTGCGGGAGACGCATACGAGAAGTATGCAAAGTCTGTCGGTAAGTCTGCAAAAGACTTAACCGAAATGGAACGCAAGCAAGCCTTCTTAAACGCAACACTGGAAGCTGGTGAACGTATTCTTCAACAGATAGACACTTCTACTATGACTAGGCTGGAGAAAATGCAGAAGCTAAAAGCTCAGTGGGAAGATTTTGCGGTAAAGGTAGGACAAGCTTTATGGCATGTACTTGGATTCTTGCAGGCGTTTATGAATCATCTTGTAACAGGTATTTTTACTGTTCTTGAATACGGTTCTTTAGCTGTCAAAGGTTTTGTTCAGGGGATCACCAACGCATTGAACGGTCTTTTAAGTATAGGCATTGAGTTTTTCCAAAAGATGATGGTTCCACTCATTAAGTTTTATGATCTTCTCGGGAAATTGCCCGGCAATATTGGCGAGACTTATCGTCAGGCTTCTTTAGAGGTTGAAAAGTTTTCAGCCAGCCTTGAGGAGAAAAAGATCAATTTTAATGTCAGCGGTCTTACTCAAGGATTAGATCAAGCACGTCAGGCGTTTAAACTTGCGGCTGAGGATAGCGCCAGAGACGCCATTGAACAGTATGAGCTTGTGTTTGCTAAGGTTCAAGAGACAGGTGCTAATACAGCGAAGGTGTTGAGGGATGTTGCTGGTCAAATTGGCGAGACGGCACAAGAAGCAACAAAACAGTTCAGCGCAATGGAAGAATTTGCAAAGCAGTCAGCACGTAATATGCAGAACGCTTTTTCGCAGTTCTTCTTTAAAGCGTTCACTGGTGAGCTACGCAGTGTCAAAGAAGTCTTTGCGGACTTTGGGCGTGCGATCTTACAGATGATTTCAAACATTTTGGCAAGGCTACTGCTTATCAAGATGTTTACCGCAATGGCCGGACCCAGTGGTCAGATATTCGGGGTGTCTGTCGGTGCTTTGTTCCACCGTGGCGGTATGGTCAGGAAACATCAGGGTGGACTAATACGGGCTCATGATGGGCTTGCTCCGGATGAGGTGCCTATAATCGCACAGACTGGTGAAGGCGTGCTTTCACGCAGAGGCATGAACGCTTTGGGCGGTTCTGACAATCTCAGAGCTTTAAACAATGGCGAAGGTGTATCCGGAGGCGGTGTGACTATTAATGTGAACCAAGTTGTTCAGGCATGGGACGCACAGGATGTTTGGCGTAACCGCAAAATGCTTTCAAACGCTATTGCGGATGACATTTATAACAACGGAAAAATTAGATCTGTTATTAGGAATTACACATGAGTGAATTTACATGTTTACCAGATTTTGTTTTTGAAGAAACGCTTGAGTACAAGACGATCGTTTCGGAATTTGAGAGCGGTGCCGAGCAGAGACGGCGCAAATGGGAAAACCCGCAACGCAAGTGGCGACTCCGTTTTAGGAATCGTATTAAAGCTGATATGCAGGCTGTGCGAGACTTTTTCGCAAGCAAGTACGGTTCTTTTACAGCGTTTACGTGGACGAATCCTAACGATTCGGTTGAGTACACTGTCAGGTTCAATGAGGACAGTTTTAAATATTCTATGAAGGCTCACGAAGTCTATGACTTTGAGTTTGAATTAATCGAGGTGAAGTAATGCCAAGAGATCTTAACGCCACATTTAAAGCAGAGAAGGCAAAGAAGGAAAATGCCCCTATTTTTTTATACATGCTTAAAGAGTATGACGGCGTAGATGATCTTAACTTTGCAGGGTTCGATCAGGATGTGACATTTGCTGGAAAGGTTTACACAAAGTTCCCTATCAAGCATGAGTTTGTGGCTGAAAATAATCAGGGACAGATTGATCAGGTAAAAATCACACTGGCTAACGTATCACGATTGATTGAGTTTTACCTTGAGCAGTACGATTTTCGTGGAAAGAAAGTGATCATTCGCACTGTTTGGGCGGATCAGTTAGCGGATCCAGATGCGTATATTGATGACGTTTTTTATATTGATAATTATACAGCGGATCAGAGCAACGTTGAGTTTACGCTTACGGGAAAGTTTGATGTGCTGGGCATTGATTTACCGGCACGAAGGTATGCACGCAATTATTGTGTGTGGAAGTTTAAATCCGCTGAGTGCGGGTATGCAGGAGCAGAATTAACATGCGACAAAACACAACAGAGATGCAAACAACTGGACAATTACCAGAGGTTCGGCGGTTTTCCTTCGGTTCCGATGAGACGGATTTACATCATGTAGAGAAGCTGATCGTTGATAAGTACCTCGGTATTCCCTACAAGCACAGGGGCAGGACTTTAAGCGGTCTTGATTGCTGGGGTTTCTTGAAGCTGGTGTATGCCGATCTTGGGTTTGAGTTGTTCGATATAGAAAACCTTGAGTATGAGAAGATCTGGGGGCTTCGTGGCAAAGATTACTTTAAAGAGAATTACGAGAACGATTGGGAAAAAGTATCACGACCTGATGTTTTGGACGGCATCCTTTTTGTCAATTCAAGAGGCATTTCTAATCATGCGGGTATCGTGTTTAAGAACAGGAAGTTTATCCACTGTTGCAGAAAAGGCGTTGTGGTTTCAAGGCTTGGTGATGAGAGTTGGAGTAAAAAGACAGAGGGTTTTTACAGGTTGAGGAATAAGAAATGGTAGTAATACGAAACATAGACAATCCATTTAAGTTGGAAGACGCACAAGTTAAGGAGCTTTCCTTTTCAAGGGATAAGTCTTTGCGTGATTTTCTGGACGAATCGGGATTCGATTATAAAGAAAAACGTGTCATTGTTTCAGGCAAACGGATAAGCGAGATTGACACTAAACTCGAAGATGATGACGAGATTACGGTGATTCCTGAAGTTAAAGCTCCGGTAGTAGCAGTCATCTCTTGGGTCGTTTCAGCCATAGCGGCTTATGCGGTCGCACACCCTTTTCTATTTACGTTCTACATGCTGTCGATGGGTTACTCAATTTATCAGTACATGAACCAGCCGAGGATGCCTGATTTTAACCTTGGGAGCGGACCCTCAGGCGGTCTTGATGAAGGATCGCCCACTTATGGATGGGATGGTGCTCAGACTATTCAGGAGGTTGGCGTTCCGATAGCGGTTGTTTACGGTGAGCATAAGATCGGTGGAAATATCATAAACCAGTTTTTAAGGGATGACGGTGACAAAAATTATTTAAATGTTCTACTCGCTCTTTGTGAAGGTGAGATTGAATCCATTGGAGATATTGAAATAAACAACAACCCTCTTGGGAATTTCGGCGGAGTAACGATGTATGAAAGGTTCGGCACAAATTCACAGACGGTTATCCCTAACTTTGAAGATCTGCATAACCTTTATTCGGTTAATGTGAACCTCACAAAAGATAATCCTCACGTTTACACCACTGTTGATTCTGATGTTGAGGCATTTGAGGTTCATTTAAGGCTTGGTAGCGGGTTGTATCAGCAAAGTGGCGGTGGCGGGATTTCAAGCTGGAGCGTTACTTTCAAGGTTGAATACAAACTTCATACAGACCCGACTTACATTGATTTGGGAGAGACCACTATCTCTGCAAAGTCACGATCAACTGTTCGCAGAATGTTCCGCAAAGAAGGTCTTGCACCCGGTCAATACGATATTCGTGTGACACGAACATCGAATGACTCGTCATTGGATCCATTAAGACAAGGTGATCTTATGTGGTTTCAGATGGATGAGATTAAAACAGATGACCTAAGGTATCCAAATACTGTCCTTTTGGGGCTGAAGCTATTGGCAACGGATCAGCTTTCGGGTTCTATGCCTAACATAACAGCGGTTGTTAAAGGCAGAAAAGTGTCAGCACCGGATGTGCGTAATGCGGGAGTGCCGATTGACTGGGAAGATTATTACTGGGATGGGTCAGATTACCGGTTGCTTGCGGATGATACTTTGCTTGATTGGGATGGGTCTTCTTATGTCAATCAGTATTGCGCCAATCCTGTTTGGTGCTTAAGGGATTTTAATACGAACTACCGTTACGGTTTGGGTGAGTTTATATCTCATGCGAATTTGGATAACGCTTTACTCTTAGAGATGGCTCAATATTGCGAGGAAAAGGTTCCCGACGGTGCAGGTGGTTTTGAGAAGCGGTTCAGGATGGATGTCGTTATTGATTCCAATACTAAAGCACTTGATATGCTCATTCAGCTTTGTGCAACGTTTAACGCAATGCCTGTTTACAGTGCTGGAGGGTTATCTTTCAAGATCGACAAAGAATCAAATCCGACACAACTTTTCGGCATGGGGAATATCGTTAAAGACACTTTCGCTCAGAGCTGGAAAACCCTTAAAGAGATTCCCAATGTGATCGAGATTCAGTTTATGGATAAGGATAAAGGATACCGTCAGGAGACGGTTTCATACATTGATGAGGACGCTTTATCTTCGGGTGAGCCTATGCGTAAGAGTCAGATCAGGCTTTTTACGACACGCACAAGTTACGCTATCCGAGCGGCTCGATACGCATTAAAGGTTGCACGATATATCAATCGTTCAATCACCTTCAGGGCAGGAATTGACGCTATCGCCTGTCAGGCTGGGGATATTATTTCGATTTCACACGACGTTCCTCAATGGGGTTTTTCAGGCAGGATTCAGCCGGACTCGACAACTACGCTTATAAAACTTGATCGTGAAATGGTGATTGAGGACGGTAAGTCTTACAAGATACAAATTCGTTTTTCAGATGATGTTATTGAGGAGAAGTTGATTACATCGCCTACTGGAACTTGCACGGAGATCGTATGTGAGGAGTTCAGCTATGTTCCGCAGGCTTATGATGTTTACGCTATCGGCGAGACCAACAAGATTAAGAAAGATTTCCGTGTTGTGTCAATCCAGCGTGAAGGCACGAACGAGTGTCAGATACAGGCTCTTGAGTATAACGAAAACGTATATGACGATTCGGATATCATTCTGCCGAACACCAACTATTCTTCTTTGTCTTCGGAGATACCTAATGTTGAGAACCTTAATTTGACTGAAGTTTTGGTCAAAAAAGCAGACGGCACGATCGAGAACGCTATTGATGTTTGGTTTGATAAGCCCAATGTTGCTTCGCATTACGTTAAGACTTACGCAAAAGCAAAGGTTTATATAAGCGATAACGACGGATCAAGCTGGGGCTTCAGGGGTGAAACTACTGGAACGCATTTTCAGATACTTGGCGACATCATTGATGACCACACATATAAGGTTCGAGTTGTTTCTGTTACGGATAACGGAGAGGAAGGCGATTTTGAAACCTCGCCTACTCAGGAGATTACTATTGTCGGTAAGTCCGCACCGCCCTCGGATGTAACTTCATTTTTGGTTAATCAGAACCGTGACATGCTTTATCTCGGATGGACTGCAATCAGCGATGTTGACGTGTGGGGTTATGAAATAAGGCGTGGTATTGACTGGGAAAGTGGTGAGCTTATTACCTTTCAGCAAGGCACTTCGTATTTAACGACTGATGTCAAACGAGGCGTTGAGCAGAGTTACTGGATTAAAGCTATGGATACATCGGGCAACTATTCAGAGAACGCTAAGGAAGCGATTGTCACTGTTAGTACTATTCCGTTTAGAAATATCATTGCGGAATATGAAGAACATCCCGATTGGCTAGGCACCCTTTCCAACCTCGAGCGAGATTCAGAAACGCTTATTATCTCAGACGGTCAGTTATCAGGATCATATGAGACGCCGGTCAGGGATATTGGGTATGTCGCAACAGTTTATATAGGCGTTGATGTTATTGCTTCAATCTCGACAGGAAGGCGTTTTAACAGTGATGGTACGTCACGCTTCGATGATAACGTTTCTTTCAGGTTTACAGGTCAAGAAACACTCAGAGCGGCCAGCTTTAGGATAAAGACTTCTGAAGACAACATTGTATGGAGCGATTG